GGGTGTAATTGTTAGTGCGTCATTCGGAACGAGAGCGGCAACTAAATTCTTTGGGAGAAAGTAATGCAGTTAAGCGATCACTTTTCTTTAGCTGAAATGGTAAAGAGTCAAACGGCAGAGCGTAAGGATATACCTAACGAGCCTGACCCTGACCAGATATACTCTATGTCTTTGTTGTGTGAGAATATTTTAGAACCAATAAGATTACATTACGGCTTGCCGATACAACCATCGTCAGGTTTCCGCAGTGCTGAGTTATGTCTTGCGATTGGTAGCTCTATTGGCAGTCAACACGCCAAGGGTGAGGCCGTGGATTTTGAGGTGGCTACTGTAGATAATGAAGAGTTGGCTAGTTGGATTTGGGAGAACCTAGATTATGACCAGTTGATTCTTGAGGCTTATAAAGGTGGTAACTCAGGTTGGGTTCATTGCAGTTACAAGGCTGATGGTAATCGGAAAGAGTCTTTGTCTTGGGATAGGGGTAGTGGTTACAAGCTATGGCAACCACCCATTCCCCATTAGAAAAGCAGAGGCACAGTTTCCCGATACCTCTGCTTTGCACCCAAAGGAGAACTAATCCAAGAGAAGGGTGCTTAATCTAGAAAGGTACTTCATCTATTATCTCCTCGTCAACTGCCTTGTTTGTTGTAGTTACAGTACCAGCTTGGGTACTGTCACGAGGCTCAGAACATTCGAGGGTCATGTAGTTAAGACCAGCTTCGTTTGTTTTTTTCCAAGCGGCTAATCTTTTCTTGTGATCCATTGGTGCGTTAGAGATCATCATGCTCCCAGTATAGTCGGGTCGCATTTCATTATCTCCTTTGTCGTTAGGAAATATAGCACCTACTTTCATGTACACATCAATACGTTTGTCGCCACTTTTAGATGTAGCCGTATGATATGCAAAGTTCTGATCGACACCTTCTACATTAAACTTGCCTTGCAAGATTAGTTTCTGATCGTCAAAAGGTTTGAACCCTACACCAGTGTTGGTGTTGTCGTATTGCTTATCGTCTTCCATTATCGTTCTCCATTATAAATAAAAACCCACCGCCATTACCTTCAGAGTCACGGCTTACTGCTATCTTAACGTCTTCATATTTAGGTTTAGTTAGTATGAACTCAGGGAATCCTTCTTCATCTTCGCCTAAGAATGTCTTTATCTTGAATCCTTCTAACTGCTTGTAGTAATCTTCCATCACCATTCTCCATCGTTGTTGTTGTTGTTAGGACGTTTGTTCTTTTGGTCGGCAGTATATTTATTGCCATCCATCTGCCCTAAAAATACGTCTGCGTTAAAACCAAGATGCGATATTGCTTTGGTTAGACCATCAGTGATTGCCATCTTAGGTGCGTCCTCATTAGTCCTGCCCTTGGCAGAGTTAAAGAACGTACGGCAACCAGTGAAAGGCCCGAATGTATTTACATTACACACAGTCCATACTGTTATGTGTGCAACACAAGCCGTGTCTCCATTGCTGAAGTTAACAAACTCCATCTTGTTACTCCAACCCCAGCCGTGACCGATGACACCGAACTGTTCTGTCATTGCCCTGATTTGGTAGTGAGGGTCAATGGCTGTGAATTTTCGTGAACCAAAAGCTACTGGCTTGAGTGAGTCAGGATCGGATGTAGATACTTTGTTCCACATTATCAAGTTGTTAGGACTGGTTTGTTCTGCTTTAGTTTGTGAAGTCTTAGTCATGATTAGTTCTCCTTATTGTGAATTACTGTGAAGCGTAAAGCACCACGCTTGTCACGCTTGATTGCAAGAGAGTCACAATATACCTCTCTCTCATTGTCACCTACCATTGCCTTAAGGTCAGCTTTGGTAGACTCGAATACTTTTGCATCGTCTACTTGTGATACATAATCTATTGCTCTAGATATAAACTCATTGTCAGTTGAAGCATCACGCCTAACCATGCCATCTACTTTAATCTTGTCTATAGATACAACGGCACGATCATCCTCGAATGGTTTGCGGTTCTCTGTTACGCACTTCCAAAACTCTACGACTCGTACTTGTATAGCCTTGATGTAATCCCAGTCTTTAGATACGTACTGACATTCCCATCGTGAGTTACCAAAGATGATAGATAGGTAGCAACCATTAGCTTGTGCTATCCACAGATAGAATTGTATCTGAGGCATATATTGTTTTAACTGTTGCTCGAATGTATTGTGATGATAGGTGTGCTTGCACTCTAGTATGTCGAAGCCACCATCTAGGTCACGCTCTACTATCTTACCATCTAGTTGTCCCTTACATGGAACGCCATAGTAATTTAGAAACACAGACTCTTGGTGTCCATTAGTCTCGCACTTATATTCTTGCTCGAACCATGCGATGTTAAACTGTTCTGTGAATGAGCCTAGTTGTACTGGCAGTACACGAGACAAATCGTCAGGCTCTTTTGCACCAGTCTTTACTTCCCATAATTTAATCCAGTCGCCGTGCATGATTGCACGGACATCTGATCCGCCTATAAAACCTTTACGTTCCATGATTAGTTCTCCTATTTGTTATGTTAGTTTTACTGCAAGTTTGCAGTCATGTCAACTCGCAACTTAAGTAAGTCACGCATTAGATACTCACGCTTCTTGAGTCGCCAAGAGATATGAGTATAGAACTCAGCGAACGAAGGCCAAAACTTTTGGGTGCGTTCTACTTGAGTAATAGCATATGACGTTATGTCGGCAGGGAATTCTTCTAAGCGTTTAGCTAATGACTTCATACGCAAGTCAATGTCTTCTTCTGCCTCGCCACTTGGTTTGATAACTAGTGTAGCTAGAATAGCTAGTCGTTCTCGTAGCATATCGTATGGCATAGGTACTGATGCTTTTGCTACGGCAGTAATGCACTGGTCTACTTGGTCAATGGTATCTGCTTTGATAACATAGCCACGAAGTGTAGATACAAAGCCACCCTTCTCAGGATACCTAGTGATCTCGTTTACGCTCACTTTGTATTGAGTTATAGATTCCACTAAAGATACTAGGCTTTCGTCTACCACTGTGGGCTGACCAACCTCGAGCAGTCTTGCTACTGCCTTGTCTTTCTGCGTTCCACTTAATTCTGTTGTTGCACCAGTATCTGTAGGCACGATCGATGTCTTTGAATGTTGTGCCTTTGGCAATGTGGAAATCACGGAACTGATTGGCTTCATGTTCATGATCTAGTTCTCCTTTTTTGTTAAGCGATTCTATTAACTCAGCAGATGGAACGTAATCCTCTATCTTATTAATAGGTTTAATTGATAGGTTAGGGTTACTGTCTGCAACTACCTTGTTGCATTGTGCAACTACTGGTAGCTCGTCAGGGTAGATAGTATAAATCGTGGAGCGTTTACTATTGCCACGATCACGCAAGACAAACCCATGCTCTTGCAGATAATTTAGTTTGCGGGTAACAGTCACACGATTCATCTGTGTGCGAATCGCAAGTCTGTCTAATGATGGGAAACATTTATGTGTCTCCTCATTGGCATGGTCTGCAAGCACAACGAGTAACCACTTGGCTAGTGGGTCTTGTATATCTGTGGCTATAGCACGAGCCATGAGTACGAATGACATATTAGTTCTCCTTAATTTGTACTGCCTCTAAAGATATTAACATACGCAGTAGAGCTTTAGCTAATAGGATTTCCCATTTGATATCAGCGAGTTCTTTACTTTGAACACAACGAATCAAGTATGTCTGGCCGACCTAATAGGCAGTGATTAATCTTTAAGTAATGGTGCTATCTTTTCTTCAAAGACATCTCCATCTATGATAACAATTGTTTGTGGTTTACCTCCAGTCCTACGTTTATACATAGCTATGTCTCTGTTCTCTAACACAGTAAATGGATTAGGAAAGTTAGACTTGTCTCTGTATTTTATTTCGACTACCAGTCTGAGTCCTCTGAATTCCCAGACGATGTCTCCACTATATTCTCCTCCCAACGATCCGCTGAGTGGTTGTCTTTTCGCTTTGAACCCCATTGCTTGTAGCCATGTGACGAACCAGCGTTCGTGGTAATTTCCTTTGATGCGACTTTTACTTGCCATGATCCCTCCAAGTGACAGTCAATACAAATGGTGTGGTATGTAGCTGGTTCTATACTAGCTAGTATACATACAAACCATTGGGTAGTTACAAGACAAGCGTCACACTTGGCTGGTATACCCTCCTGACTATTTAATCTTTTTCTTATAGACTTTGATCGTAAGGCCAAGTGCGTCTAGCCAACAACTAAGTAGGAAACCAGATGGTACACGTTTGTATTGCTCCCATTTATGTACTAACGATACGGCGCAACCAATTTGCTCCGCTAAATTTTCTTGTGAAATCTTTTGTCTGTTTCTTTCAGCGACAAGTGTAGCTATAACATCTTGATATGATGTTGGTACACTAGTTTGTTTTTTGAAATGCTGAAAGTTTGTCAATAGATTCCAATACCTTTAATGCCGTGCGATGCCTTAACTCTTTCCCTTGCTTTGATCTATAGAAGGTAGAGGTCGGCACTCCTGCATCTAGAAATGCCGACCTTAGTTCTACCTCTTTGAAGTCTGCGTGATTCTGAAGTATCTCTATGTATTTTTCCATATCTATCAGTAGCATACTTGCAGTCCTCGTCAAGTTATTCTTTTACTTGCAGTGATTTCATATACTTAGCAGTAGTCTCTTCTAGCTTATACATCTCCTTTTTAATTACAGACATGTGTGCATGTATTTCGCCAATCATATCAAGTGATGATAAGATATGTTGGTGTTGCTTATTGCTATGCTCTTGTCTTGACTCAAGTATATCATCAAGTTGTTGTTGTAAATTTTTAGCCATTGCCTCCTCCTATGAGTGCTTCTAGTTCCTCGTCATTCAAAGACTCTAGATATGCAGGGTCTTTGAATGGGTCACGAGGTTTGAGTTTACGTTTCTTTGGTTTGGGTGGATTAGGTATAGGTGTAGTCTTAGGTAAGTCATGCAGAATAATCTCTTGCGTGTTAAACCTATGACCACACAGTTTGTCATCACATCTACGTCTTCTCTTGATAGCAGATATTTGTGGTCTGCTATCTACGACAGACGTAGTTGCATCGCACTTAGGACATTGCATTACAGAGGTGTGCAACGCATGATCTGTTGACCACGCCCTGACCTTGCTACTTCTGTACCTACAATAAAGATGTGATGCTTATCCAGTAACCTACGATACCGAGGTGTTACGCTACTGGCCTTGATCTTATGTCTGTTCCACATAATCTCTTCGACCTTCTCGCTGATAACTCCATTGGGAAATTGCTGGATAACTTCTAGTACCTTTGCTTCTAATACAGTTGGGTCTAGATTTTTGCCTGACTCTTTAGATGTATCAGGATCGGTATGTCTTGCTAGTGCTTCAGTCATTGTTAGTTCTCCTTGTTTCTAACCAGTTGTCGATTACGTCACAGTCTTCACACATCTCAGGTACAACATCACCTTCGATGAATGGATTTTGTACACGATACCATCCAGTATCTTTGCAACGATTACATTTAATAGGGGATGTGGTCGTCAATGTGTACGTCCTCCAAGTTGTTAGCCTCCCAAGCAGCAACCGCTCTGACTATAAATTTTTCTTTCTGAAACTTGGGATTGTTTTCGGCTAGGTCTTCAGCCATCTTAACGATTTGACTAGGCCACCCCATAAGTGGAGCGACCTTGTCAGCTAGGTACTCGTAATTACTACGAGTCATTGGTTTGTATGTCATATAGTTCTCCTATCTACGAGGACATTTTTCTCGTAGTCTTTTAATGTCATATCAAGAAAGACTTTCATTAGGTCTTGACCACTGCTGAATGGATTTGCAGTTACAAATTGGCAACGCATTTCTCTATCGTTATGTGGCATGACAAATGTAAGTGGTAACTTGATGTCATCATCTAATGCATTTGCATATTTTGCTACAACAGAACGATTAAGATTATAGCGTATAGCTTTTCTGTTTAGTTTCTTAAATGACTTGCCAGTTATATACATAATACCTGACCCATTCTCTAAGGTGTCTAGTTTGTCCATCATTATTTGATCTCCTTTAATGGTGGGATATATGATTCGTCTTCGTTGCTATCACGATCAAGCACTTCATCGTATGTATCTACAATCTCACGGATAGTATCCATTGCAATTGTAATACGAATCTTGAACTGCGAACCTTCCTCATCGGCACGTTGCTTGAGAGCTTCGAGTCTGTCGTGAACATCTCGTGTCTGTGATATAAATGCTAGTTGATTTTGCATAATGTTTTAGTCTCCGTAGTATGTAAGGTTAAGTCCGAGAGAAGCCAACGACCCCTCACCCAAGAGGGGGTCGATGACTTCTTGAGGTTAAGCGAATTCAAATCGTTTGTGTGTCATCGCTTTCTGTACGTCTACTTGTCTACGCTTGGTAGCATTGTGAGGTACACGAGACTGGTCAGTATGTGTAGACCAGTAAGTCATTGCGTTATACAACGCCCACTTGTTAGAGCCTAGCTGACTGGCATTGGTGTGCCATATACGCATGATAGATTCCATTGTGGTGTTGTTAAACTTAGATGCAGTCTGATGTGTGAACACCTTGCCGATGGTAGCCTTGAAGAAATCTTCTGCCATAAAGTCATCGACCTTGATGTCCATCCATGACTGCCATATGTCTTTGTGTTCGAGGAATACTTTAGTACCTTGCTCTATCTTACGAGCAGAACCTTCGACATCTACATTGAGTGTGTGTTTGAATGTAGTCTTGGCAATCATGTCGGCTATGGTTTGACCATTGAGGCAAGTCAATCTCATACCTTCTACTGATTGACTGAACGACCAGCTTGCATCGTATGAATTGTAGAATGGTATGCGTAAGCAAGTGATGTCGCCTACTGTTGGTTCTACTGTAAGGTCAGGGAATGTGATGCAACCTTTAAGCTTACGACCATCTTCGTATACCTCTACTGTAGTGTGGTAGTCTGTAGATACATCGGCACGCTTGACTGCATCCATGATTGAATTGACTACGTTGTCGTGTGTGATTGGCTTGTACTTACTGCCATGTACACCCATGATATCACCAG